GAGCTGGATGCCTAAGGCCAAAGCCGATCAGGTGATCACCCACAGGATTGAGTTTCAAGAGTCAGAGCGAGAACTTCTCTCGAGTCTTGGTGCGGCCTACTCGATCGGGCGTATCGCTGATCCTTTGGTCAAACTGCTGAACGATGTGACCGGCACAGTGACAGTGTTGGCGCTACTTGGTGCAACCGGCATCCTCGGGGGCGTAGCGTTCACTTACATTTACGATCCTGAGGCGATAACTGATCCAATCGAGCAATTCATGGGTCAACTTGCCGATGCAAAGGAACGCGCTGAACTCGTTGGCGAGGCCGCATCCAGGGGGCCGCTATGGGGGTTGATTGACCTAATAGAGATCTACACCGGCACGAACCTGCCCGACTTCGGGGGCGGCTTTGAGAATCCTCCTGCAGCCGCACAGAATCCAGAATACAACGACCCGTCCGATCTCTATCTCGGAGTCGATCAGCCAACCTACACTTCACCGGCTGATGTGTGGGGCGGTGGCCTCGGCTCCGGTTCGCTCTCAATCTAGATCTGGACAAGTGCAGAGTCGAAAGAGCGACCGCTTCAACTTCGATCGTCCGAGATGTCGAGTATTGCTATACTGAGAATGAAAGGGACAGTCAGTCATGGCCAACCAACTCATGCGGAAATCCGTTCGGACGAGTGAAGCAATCTTGATCCTGAATAGACCGTATTTGATCGAAGGTTTCGCAAGCAAACTCGATTTTACAGAACCGGCATGAGAATCTCATACAAGATCCCTCATCTCATCGTCGTGCTTCGTCGGGTCGCCTTTCGACTCGGTTCTCAACTTCGTGATCGCGCCCACAACCACGCTCGCCTTGACGAAGCCCGGAGTATAGCCGAGAAGACGATCCTCCTTTCGCTTGATGCCGCTAACCTTGCGATTGCGTTTCTTCTGCTCCTTCTCGATCGTGTGCATTGGGCGATAGGATGGATATTCAAGAATCGAACTCGGGCGGGGTCGGCCTCGATTACCGGGACGGCGATCAAGGTTGACTTGAATCCGTTGACCGTCCTTTCGACAGACCCGATCGAGTTTCTGAGTGTGGTCTTGAACCGTCCATATCCAATAGAACCCACACCGAGGGCATTTCCACAATCCCTGCCTCATTTTATCGCCTCTCGAGCCAGGATCAGAGGGGTATAAAACGCCGTTTTTAGCCCGTTTAGAAGGGTGGATTTCAGAATCAACATTTCAATGCGGATTTTAGACCTCATATTCGTGGGCCTCCCTGTGCATCTCAAAGAGGATATTTTGAAGCCGTCTTCGCTCCGCTTCGGTGGGGTTGTCGGGGTCTTTGAAAACCCACATTCGGATATTCCCGATCAGATTCGGCCCCTCATGCGGGTAGTCATCATTCAGGGCGTGAACTAAGAAGGAGGCAATCTCCTTCTTCACCTTCTTCTTCATCGTTCGCTTATCCATCAGCACCAACTCTCAAGCGTCTTCTGTTCCATCATGGCCCTTCTCAAGCCCCGGCTGATCTCGATGGGTATTACTGATCGCTTCTGAACCGAATGGCGATCAAGACCCCCCGCTTTCATGTTCTTAGGTTGAAACTGAACATCGGGGGGCATGATGATGTGGGGGAAATTACCCCACAGGCAATACGGCCCGATCACCTGCCTCGGCTCCCCGAGAATCGGCTTCAACCACTTCCGCGCCCCGGCTACATTTTCGATCACCCAATATGTCGGCTCTAGCTGCTCGATCATCAATATTGAGCGCTGTATGAGCGCCAATCCTCCCATCGGGGTGTATGACCGCCCCTCACGCTCGGCAACGGCTTGAGGCGCGTTGTATGCCCTTGAGAACTCCCTGCATGGAGGCGAAGCCCATACGAGATCGACATGACCCGGCTTCGACTCCCCGAGACACGGCCATTTGCCGTGAGTGCGGAGTCCATTCAACCGACTGTCTTTGCTTAGATCTACTTGGATCGTGTGGGGGGTTTCATCGACAACTGATTGAAGCAACTCAAATCGATGGACGCGATCCCCGGCCTCAACGAAGGCTTCACTCGCTCCGCCAAAGCCCGAGAACAGATCATACACGCGCAGTGGATCATTCATCTTCTTCACCTTCCGAATCGTAATCAATGTGATAATCGGGCAGGTGCTTGATCCGCTTTCGGGCCATCCCGTTGAAGATGGCGCTGAGATTATTCATGGCCTTATTTGCCCTCTGACGCGCTACCTCACGCCCTCGGGCAGTCCCAACTACCCCGCGTCTCATCCTGTCATGCAAGACCTCTCTGATCCTCTCATCTCTCACGATCACTCTGAGCAATTCATATTCGGCCTGTTTCACATTTCTAAAGCGGTCTTCTCTCGCCATGATCCCCTGAGGCTCGGCTTACATCTTGAATGATTCCCTACTATTCAACCGGGCTACTGCTGTTATTGGTTCCCTACTGTTCAGGGGTATAGGACGATCAAACCCCCCCTACCCCTTCGTTTCGCCTCCACAGGAAACGAACCGCCAAATGGGGTTGATCCACCTAATGACTATGTGTAGTGACTATCATGGGCGGGTCGGGTGGAGGGCGAAACGAGAGGATTAAGGCCGGTGGGGGTTCCGTTCGGGTCGGGTTGAGGGATCAAGGTGTGGCTAGAAGCGCTGATCGTTGTCGGTTTCACTCTGACGATCGCGATTCAAGTGCTTTCGCTCCGATCAACTCATGCTATGCTTCACCAACTGCTTGATGCACTTGATACCCGACTTGCCGAAGCAATCCAGGCAGTGATTTCTGATCTGCCCCTCGGTGATCTCCCTGAACCCCCGTCGCCCCTCGCTCAATTCCTTCTCGGCCTCCTACAGGATCAGATGGGCAACCGAGGATCTGCACTCTCGAGCGAAATGCCGCGAGATTTGAAGGGACAATTTGCGAATGTAATCGAAGTTAGCACCGATCAATCATAAGATGTCGCGATCCGGGCGTAGTTTGACTCCAATGGCGAAGAAGAAAGGCAAGAGGCGACGCGGCCCAAAGATGATCTCGGTTCTCAATGTGCTTGAGTCGTTAACCTACGCCTCTATCTTGACTGAAGGCGTAGCAGGGACTTCAGTTTTCGGACTCTTGACCGGAGGCACAGATCTGCAATCATCCTCTGTCTATGATTCCGGCCTCGGAGTCACCTCAACGACTTGGACGGGCGGCTCTGCTCTCTCACTCGGAGACATAGCCACCGAGCCGGGTCAAGCCATCCAGATCATGCAAGCCAATTTCATGAACAATTGGCGCGGAATGGCCATCTCCAGCTTTTTCACATCTCTCACTTTCAAGTTTGGTCGCCGGTTGCTTCGCGCTCCTATCAATAACATCAACCGAAATATCATGAAACCGCTAGCAATTGGGATAAAGGTCTGATCCTATGGCGAATGTTCAGTCATACGGTCAATTGATTTCCCGAACCGGGGCGGTGATCCCTGTATTGAATACCGCCACCACCGAGGCCACCGAGGACAATGTTCAGACCGACTCAAATTATGTAGGATCGGCTCAAGATGTCGGGACTTACGGAGATCAACTCGGCAGATTCATCGTCACAAGAGGGGGATGGCTCTGCGAAACAGATTCCTCATACAATTACATTCGATCAGCCGGCACTATCAAGGCCGCGCTTCCAATGGGATCAGGCAAGGATGGCGGTTGCTCCCCAATCCCGGCCCCGCTTCCATATCCGGTCGAACTCGCTTCCGGCGATCAACTGATGGTGATGGCGAACGCTGTGGGATCCAGGACTGCCTCGCTGACAGTCGCTTGCTCAAATGGCGAGTATCATGTCTTCGCAGTCACCCCGAGCGGATCAGGTGAACATGAGTTTGTCTCCGTTCTGACCGGGAACGGGATCGGCACGACTCTGCAAGGAAGAACCTGCACTCATTGGTATGCTTACTCCGGCAACAACGACGCGGAATTGACTTCCTCCGTCATGATGCTAAATGGCTCGGGAATCCCCGTAGGCTCTCTCGGTTTCACAAACTCCGGCGGATCGACCTCGGCTCAATACGCCCCGAGCGGTGGAGTCCAGATCCATCTCAACAGTCGGGCGGTGTTCAGGACTGATGGTTAATGGCGAAAGCGAGTAAAGCCGCGAAAGCGCGAGTGCGTAGATCCAATGCGGGAGAGAAGGCTTCGATTCGGAAGTCTGCTCGCCTTCTTGCCGATTTTGACCTCATCACTCAGAAGCGATACGAAGCCATAGTGCGAACTACGGAGCAAAGGCGGTGATCCGTCTGTCGAAATACGGTGCATTCATCATCTCAAGCGGTGAAATCCCCGCTTCATCCGATGCTTACAAACTGTTTCCGGTATTTTCTTCGGGATCTAAATGCACCGCGATCCACTTCGTTCAGTATTATGGCGGTGATTCTGGAGAGTTTGCACAATTGGTCTTAGTCCCGCCAACGGTGGTAATCAATGGAACAACTGCCCCGAGCGATCATCCGGGAACAATAGCGATCACTTCGATGGGATACTTGCAGGGCGCGTTCGCTGTTCAAGATGGAGCGGCCGCTCTGAACTCGGATAATGGTGGGCGTGGGCCTCCGGGGTTTGTTCCGTTCATCATTCCCCCTAACTATCAGGTAGCCGTGATGCAGAATACCGCTAATACGGCCGTGTGGAGCGTCACCGTCGGGGGCTACGAGCTGGATGCCTAAGGCCAAAGCCGATCAGGTGATCACCCACAGGATTGAGTTTCAAGAGTCAGAGCGAGAACTTCTCTCGAGTCTTGGTGCGGCCTACTCGATCGGGCGTATCGCTGATCCTTTGGTCAAACTGCTGAACGA